GGTATCGGTTGCGGGAGTGAACGGTGATCTCAAGGGAGTGGGAGTTTTCACCCGTGGTCTTTGTCGCCCAGCTCTTTGCGTACTTGCCTGTACCGACAGGAGCGGTCGAGGATATTTCCTTCTTCACGGTATCAGCTGCCTTTTTCACGGCGGCCTTGACTCCGTCCGTGGTCGTTTCCGCATAGTCGTCCAACTCCCGCATAACCGCGGACGCAAGCTGGTCAACGCTCACTCTCGTCCCCATCAGCGCCTCTCTTTCCGGCAAAGTAGTTTGATCGACTTGTTTTTGCAGTTCATGTGATTGACGCCAAGAATGTCGTAGATCTCATCCTGGAACAGAACTCGGTACCCGGTTGAAGTGATAACGGAGGAGGCGGCAAACCAGCGAATGGTGAAATCCACTCGGCTGTCATCTATGACAAGCCCTGCCTCTGTGTCCTCCTGCGGTGTTTCACCGCTCACCGTTGCATAGCAGAACAGGTACGGTTCCCACATATTCTTGTGGTTGCCGTACCTGTCAGTTATCGTTGCATTTTTCTGTATTTCTATCCGGACGTTCAGCAGTGCTATATTCATCAGAACGCCGCCTTTCGGATGCCAAAGAGAAGGGAGCGGAGCGTCAGGGTGAGTTCGTGATGATCCGCTTCCTCCCGGTGTTCATAGAGATATGCTACTGCGTACAGGATGCCGACGCGCATTTGATTCGCACCAGCAGACTCTTCTTCACTGCCTTCCAGTCTGGCGACCGCCATGCACAGCTCCTGCGCAGTGGTAATCAGCTGCTCCAACAGCATATCGTCATCATCGAATGTTACGCGGAGATACTGTTTAACCTCCGCAAGGGAAACCAGCATGACGGTCACCTCCTGGAATAAAAGTGTTATTAGGTACCGGATGCGGCGGTACCTTTGAGCTTCAGAACCTTGATGGCCTCGGGCAGGATCAGCTTGCCATCGACCCGCTGGGAACCGAGGAAGCCTACCTGGCCGGTAGTGGCAAAGAGCTCGTTCAGGCGCTTGAAGGTGCGCCCCTGACGATCGGCGATCCAGTAGTAGGAGTAATCGCCGAAAGTGATGGCCTTAGCACCGGCCGCGATGCTGGGCATGAAGGGAGAGGAGATAACCTCGCAGCCGAGGATGGTGTTGGGAGTCCCCGCTACCAGAGAAGGCTGCCAGAGGTACTGGCCGTTCTGATCCTTCAACTTACGAAGGGCAGAAACGGTGGAGTCGTTCATGATCCACTTCGCCTTCTTGCGGTAAGGCACACGCAGGCTGTAGTAGAGATCAATGATCTCATCCGCAGTGATCGCGGTGCCACCAGCAGTGGTGACACCGACCTCCGCGCCACCAGTCTCAGCCAGCAGGCCAAGGGGCTTGCCAGTGCCGTCGCCAATGAAGAAGGCTTCCTCTTCCTTGGTGCCGATGCGGCGGGCAAACTCTCGGGTAATGTAACCCTCCATGTCAAAGGCGGAGTCGTTCAGAAGCTCCTCCGAGATTTTGATCATGGTGCCGAGCTTGTATGCACCGAGAGACAGCTGTCCGAAGCTGTCATCGCTCTCGGGATACAGCCCCTCCTCATCGATCCAGCCCGCAGTGCCCTTGGACGCAACAACGGGAATCTTGCGGTCGCCGCTGTTGGAGTGGATGACGGTGGCGATGCGGCGGAAGAAATTCTCTTCCGTCAGGGCCTCAATCAGGGTACGCTCGAATTCATCGGGGACCAGATAGCCGCCTTCGGAATCCGTCCCGACCTGCAGCGCATTGGTGACGCTAGGCAGAGGATACTTAGAGCGCAGCGCATTCCAGAAATTCTTGCGATACTCATCGGAGGCGCGGCCGGTCTTCATGTCGACCTTGGCCCCATCGGGTTTGCTGGTTAGGGGTTCAGAAGTCGGGGCCTTCAACTCACGCTCGAAGGCATCGAGACGCTCCTGACGATCGATCTCCTTACCGAGATTAACAATATCCTGTTCCATACGCTCATAGGTCTCGGTGTCCTCAGAGGTCAGGATGCCGTTCTTGTCACGATGGGAGTCGAGAAAGGCCTTAGCCTGCTCCCAGATGCGAGCGCGCTGATTGCGAAGTTCATTAGTCGTGTTCATTCTTTGTGCCCTCCTTAAGGCTTAATAAGATTGAGCCGCGCCATCAGTTCATCGACGGTGCGGCCAGGTGTGGTTTCCGGTTCATCCGGAGCGGTTAGTTCAGGTTCGGGTTCAGGCTCTGCAGTAGTAGCTGCTTTTGCCCTTGCGGTGATCTTATTGAGCAGGGCGTTTTCTACCGCTCTGCCTGAGAAAGCATAAGCAGGTACGCTGACCACCAGCTTCTCATCAGTCAGGATGTCGTCAGCAAAGCCAAGCTCAATAGCCTTATTGGCATTCATCCAGGTTTCACTGTCCATGAGGTGGGACAGCTTCGCACGGGACAGATTTGTCTTAATCTCGTACGCGTTGATGATGCTTTCCTTGACCTCATCTAGCATCTCAATAGCCTTCTGCATATCTGTATGGTCGCCGAAAGCAACAGTCATGGGATTGTGGATCATCATGAGAGCCGTTGGTGCCATCAGAACATGCGTACCGGCCATGGCGATGACGGATGCCGCTGAAGCTGCTACACCGTCGATCTTGACAGTGACGTTGCCTTTGTAGTCCATGAGCATGGAATATATCTGGCTGGCTGCGATACAATCACCGCCGGGGCTGTTAATCCAGATGACAATATCTCCTTCGCCCGCAAAGAGCTCCTCGCGGAACATGGCTGGGGTTATATCATCATCGAACCAGCTCTCTTCGGCGATAGTGCCGTAAAGCTCAAGCACTCGTACTTCGGCTTCGTCGCCGTCTGCCTGATTCTTCCATGTCCAAAACTTCTTCGTCTTGGGTTTCATCAGGGGGGTTATCCTCCTCTCCAGGTAATTCATAAGTGTTGTTTGCAAAAGCGCCCGCCTGTTTCAACGGGAGCATATTGCCGTTGATGAGATACAGGTCTCCACCTTCCTCTGCCGGAATACGGTCGAGGTTTTCCAGTTCCCGGATATCATTGGCGGACATCCATCCGTTCTGGCGTGCGGTGGCATAGCCGTTCATCCGGCTGGCATAGTCGCCGCGTAGAAGGCCTTCCAGATTGAACTTCACGAAATAGGTACGCTTTTCATCCGCCGACAGCAAAGCACGTGCGATGGACTGTTCCCAGCGCACGACCCAGGGATCAAGCGTGTATTTCACGAATTCAAGCGACTGCTGCTCAATATTTGAAAAGCTCGACTTTTCCAGATCTCCGACCATGTGCGGAGGAACACGGAAAATTCGAGCAATTTCATTGATTTGGAATTTGCGGGTCTCGAGGAACTGTGCCTGTTCAGGAGAGATGGAGATGGGCGTGTACTTCATGCCCTCTTCGAGTACAGCGATCTTACCGCTGTTGGCGCTACCTCCAAACTGACTCTGCCATGCTTCACGCACACGGCTTGGGTCTTTGATTGTCCCTGGGTGTTCAAGGACACCGGATGGTGCAGCGCCGTTGGCGAAGAACTTTGCTCCGTATTCCTCTGTGGCGATAGCAAGGCCGATAGCGTTTTTGGCCATGGCTATGGGGCTGTAACCGACGAGCCCGTCAAACCCCAACCCGGGGATATGCAGCACATCTTTCGGAAGCAGAATTACTCGACCGGTTTCAGATGTCTTTGCCTCCTCAGATGAGCGGGTGTATGTGTAATAGAGCTGGCCGTTCTCGTCGCGGTCCACCGACATCTTGTTTGGCATGAGGGGATACAATGCCATAATCTCGCCCTTGCCGTTACGGATGATCTGGGCATAAGCATTTCCCCAAAGCAGCAGGTGCGTCATGAGCGTCTCGCGGAAAACAAAAGAACTCATTTCTGGATTCGGCTCATCGTGTAGGAGCAGATACAACGGATGATCTGTGGCTTTCTCCTTGCCGCCTCCATCCTTATACCGATACAGATGCAAAGGCAACCCAGCGACAGCCTCGGCTAAAATGCGAACGCAGCTATAGACTGCAGTCATCTGCATAGCGGAGCGTTCAGTCACTGACTTTCCGGATATGGAATTGCCCATGAAGAAGGTGTAGCTGCTGCCGGCGGTCCGGTTCTCAGGTTTATCCCGGGACCGAAAAAGGCCAGAGAAAATACTCATGATGAAAACTCCTTTATTAAATCTGCTCGACTCTTTGCGACAAAATCTGCAAGAAGCATGTGATATGGTATGGCCAACATCTGAAAAGGAGAAACGCAAATGGAATCGATTTATCAAAGACTGGGAGCCATCCACAACTGCACTTCAGAAGAGATTCGAGCTGAGATAGAAAAAGCCATCAAGGCCGGGGCTGATAACCCCGACCTTGACATGAAAGAAAAATGGAAAGGTATTTCTGACACTGGAACAGTTCCGACCGTTGAGGATGTCATCGCTTACTGTGCTCTTGAGGCAATACGAAGAATCGTTAACTAGACAAACAGTAGACCTCGACTGTCATATACGGATTCGCTGGTGTCGTTACCGCAGCGGATTGCCCGATCAAGGGCCATTACTGTGGCAACGGCACCGTCGATTTTTTCTGTGGATTTTTCCTTGTCGGGTTTGATGTTTCCAGCGGGATCTGTCCGGATATATATGTTGTCCATCATCCAACGCAAGACCGGATGCCCGCCATGGGCAAGCCGCCTCTCCAGAACAAGCTTCATCAGCTCTTTTGTTGGCGGAGACATATCCTTAAAGCCTTGTCCGAATGGGACGACTGTAAAACCCATGCCTTCAAGGTTCTGGACCATCTGCACTGCCCCCCAGCGGTCAAAGGCAATCTCTCGGATATTGAAACGCTCACCCAGATCCTCGATGAACTTCTCAATGAAGCCATAGTGAATGACATTTCCTTCTGTAGTCATCAGGACATTCTGACGTTTCCATAAATCATATGGCACATGGTCCTTTTGGACGCGCCTCTCCATATTATCTTCGGGAATCCAGAAGTACGGTAGGACTACGTATTTATCAGTCTCATCACGCGGAGGAAAAACCAAAACAAAGGCGGTAATGTCTGTAGTGCTTGAAAGGTCGAGTCCACCATAGCAGACGCGGCCTTCCAATTCATCCTCATCGACCGGGAATGCACAGGCATCCCATTTCTCCATGGGCATCCATCTGACATCTTGGTTCACCCATTGATTCAGGCGAAGCTGTCGGAAGCTGTTTTCCTCTTGGGGATTCTGTTGAGCGGATAGACATGCTGCTCGAACTTTTTCTATATCAACAGTAATACCGAGAGAGGGATTGGCCTTCTTCCACACTTTCGGATCAGTCCAATCCTCATCTTCAGC